TTAGCATTCTTCGATCATTGTGTAGAGACTGGTGTTAAACCAATCTTTGGACTTGGCATGATTAAGAAGGACAAAGAATTATTCCCTGTTTATTCTGAACCTTGGCGTTGCGTTACGGTTGTCGGAGACGACCATGCCGCCTATGGGCCGGAGAGTTATCTCTGGCGCATAACCGAGAATCATAATAAATGGGGAAGTATTCTATCAACTGATAAGCATGGCTCTGGCGATATCGTCAGGGTATGCGAAGAGGTGATCATTAAACCTTTCAAAGGAATGTGGTTAACCGCATATCCTACTGAATATGTTTATGAAAAATCTCTTATCATTGATAGTATTAAGCTACGTCTCGTAACGAGGGCTTGTAGGCCCCGCGACTATAACCAGGACACAAATCCTGCTATAGGTAAAGGCATAGCTATATCTGAGAAATTATCTCAGATGGTATCATCTAGACGAGACCGATCATGGAAAAAGATGGTTGTCCAAGCCTTTGCTCATTCCTATTCAAGGAATTTGCCACAAGGCAAGGATCTTCATCACATGTGGCTACCAAAAGCTTTTGGTGGTCTGGGTCTCGCTATTGATGACGAGGATCTTGTTGAGCACATTAAACTATCTGGTAACTTCACCAGAATAGTGATGGGCGCAGCAAGTAATTGTTTCGAAGATTTTGATCTCGGAAAGCTGAGGAGAATGCGACGTCAACTGTCTGCATTAAACTCAATGAAAAACCATTCGCATGGTTTTTCCTTTCCATCAATTCTTCAGAACAGTATTGACGACTATGGTTGGGAGCTCGCGTGTGAAGCGATGAGCTGCAATCCGCCGATAACTCGGCAGATTTGCGACTATCCTAAATACCGTATGGGTAAGTGGATCAACCAACCAGAAATCGAAAAAGACGGTTTTATGCTTGAAGACAAAGCGTTGAAGGAACTCTCTCGAGGTGCCTGTTTCAACGAAATCTTTTCAGCAGATAAACCGGTTGTAACACCGTTTAGACCCATTCCATATAAAAAGAGAATGAAACAAGTTATTGTTTCTCTCAATGAAATATTCGAATGGACTAAACTAAATACTGAAACAGGTGAGTTTGAGGAAGACGTCGAAGTCCCGCCTCTTCCAGAAAACCTGGAATTGGTGGTAAACTTTCTAGTCGATCAACAACTCGCCGTCTCGTGGGAAGGAACTCCCTTAAACGAGATTTCAGCACTTGTCCAGAATGAAGAGGTTCCCTTTATCGAGGGACAACCAATGCATTTTC